GCCGCCACCGTTCAAAAGCCCACCGACAGCATTGCCGATCATGTTCTCCAGCGGCTTCAGGCCGGCGGAAAGCGCCATGCCGGACAGCCGTTCCCCGAGCCCGCGCAACACATCATCCAGCCCTTTGCCGCCCGTCACCGCCGCCTGCATGGCGGAGGTCAGCGCCGTCCCGAACCGCTCGGAGCGCCGCTCGAGATCACCCATCACATCCACCAGCGCTTCCGCCTGCTCACGGTTTTCCGCAATCGATCCTTCGCCTGCCATCGCGCTTGCCTTTCTGATTCAAAACGGAGCCGTAGATTTTTGAATTGTCTGGTGGTTTTCACCAATACGAAAGCCCGGCTCACCGATCCGGAAACCGCCGCATCATCGTCTCCATCGCCAGACGGTCGATGGTGCGGGAAATGGCGCGCGCACCGCCCGTCATTGCAAAAAACTCCCTTGGCGTCAGGCGCCAGAAGGTTTGGGAGGAAAGCCGCAGCAGGCATAAGCCGGTGTGGATCACCGCCTCCCAGGGAAACGGGCGTGGTGCGCCATCGTCCGCCTCACCTGCCGCGGCGCTCAAGGGTCCGGCGGGGTCTCTCCTCTTGGGCCGGCGAAGGTCGCGGTCAGAAGATCGGCGACGATGGCGGCGTGGCCGGCGATGCCGCCCTCCACAGTGGCTGAGGCCACATCCTCATCGGAAAATAGGTTGCCCGCACCGCGCAGCCCCGCGCCGATGACACGGATCATGTCGGCGGCCTTCATGCGCCCGCCTGCAAAACGTTCGGCAAGGGCGGTGAGATCGTCAGCCTGAAAGGCGGTTTCGAGTTCGGCGAGGGCGCCGAGCGTCAGGCACAGGATGCGCCTTTCGCCGTCAATCAGCGCTTCGATCTCGCCGCGATGGCGGTTCGCGCGCCCGTAACGCAGTCCTTGCGGCATCACAGCGCTCCGAAGTTCAGGAGACCGGCCGATTCCAGCGCAGTCTCGAATTGCACCTCGCCATCGTGGCGGCCGGAATATTCGAGCGCGACGATCTGGAACGGTCCGGTGATGGTGCCGAAATCGGGAATGACGATCTGCCACCCCGGAATGCTGCCTGCGAAAAACGCGCCACGCACCAGCGCATCGCTCGCCAGGTCCTTGAAAATGCCCGACGCCGTCAGCGACGCCCGCTGCACGCCGGCACCGGCCAGAAGCTCGCGCCAGCGCCCGGCACTTTCCCCGTCGGTTATATCCACGGCCTGCGCGTTGAATGCCAGCCGCTTGGTCCTCAGCCCCGCCACGGTCACATAGGAACCGGCATTGTTGATCTTCAGCAGCAGGTCCTTGCCCTTCTGCGCCACCATGGTGTTCTCCCTCTCGTGTCGATGAATGCCGTTTCGATGGATGTCGTCTCGATTGATGTTGCCGGGCCGCAAAGGGCCTGCTACCAAAACTATTCCCGCATCTCGCACCCGCGATTTTCATCATGTCCGACGCCGCCCCCTTCACGTCCCGCGCGCGCCTTATCGGCGTGCTTGCGGTTGGGCAGATCGTCAGCTGGGGCAGCGGTTTCGATATGCTTGCCGTGCTCGGGCCACGGATCGGGCAGGAACTGGCCATCGCAAACGAGGTCGTTTTTGCAGGCCTCACCGTCATGATGACAATCAGCGCGCTGTGCGGCCCTTATCTTGGAAGAACGCTCGTGCGCCGCGGCGCAGCGCCCGTCCTTGTGGCGGGCTCGTTGCTGTTCACCGCCGGTTTCGTCGTGCTCGCCTTCGCGGGCGGCGTCATAAGTTACGCCATCGGCTGGGCGGTGATCGGTTTTGCGGCAGCCTGCGGCCTGACGACAGCGGCGCACGCCGCGGTGGTGGAACGGGTCGGTGCGGAAAGCGGCCGGTTGCTGACGCTTCTGATGCTGTTTACCGGGCTTTCTGCGGCGGTTTTCCTACCGCTCACCGCGCTTGTGGCTGAGCACTTCGGCTGGCGCGGCACCCTCATCGCTTACGCCTGTCTGCAACTCTTCGTTCTTCTGCCTCTTTATGTCTTCGTCCTTCCGGGACGCCCGGCCCGTAAAACCGCAAAGTCAGGGGAAGCGGCCGCGATTGCGCCATCGCCTGTCGACACAAAACGCGCCTTTCTGCTGCTGGCCGCAATGACGACGATCAGCGCCTTCACGACCTTCGGCCTGTCACCGCTGCTGCCCCTTTTGCTGGTGCAGGCGGGCGCATCGCAATCGCTTGCCGTGCAGCTGGCAGCGGCGCGCAGCGTGCTTGCGATTACGGCGCGCGGGCTCGATTTCCTGCTTGGAAAACACGGCAACCCTTTTGTAACGGCCATGATCGGTTTCTGTCTGCTGCTGCTATCGCTTTTGCTGCTGCTCGCTTTTGCGCCCGCCATGCCCGCTTTCATCGCCTTCATCGTGTTCTTCGGTTTTGGCGCGGGCGTGCTCACCGTCAGCCGGGCCGTGTTGCCGCTGGCGGTGTTTTCACCCGAGCAATATGGCCTCCAGGCAGCGCGCATCTCGCTGCCGCAGAACCTTGCCATTGCCGTGGCTCCCGTCATCTTCACGCTGGCGCTGGATCGTGGCGGGGTATCGGCCATGCTGATTATCGCCTCCGTACTGATCGGCATTTCATTTCTGCTGCTGATCGTCCTGTGGAGAGCCGTGCGCAAGCAGGGTTCGTGAAACAGAATTACTCCGTCACCGCCCTGAAACGCATTTCCGCAAGGAAATTCCGCGTCTTCGGCTCCCGCCGCGAGCGGCTGGAGAGGAATTGCAGAGCGACGAGCGAGACACCGCTTAGCGGAAGGGTCGCATCGTCGAGCAGGATTTTCACCCGCGCTGCGATCTCAGCCGCGCGCTTGCGGCCATTGGCATCGCTCCAGATTTCCAGAGTGAGAAAATGCTCTTCGGACTTTTCCGTCGCGGTCGAATAATCGCGGCTTTCAAGGTCGGCGATGACGACTAATGGCAAGAGCCCGCGCGGTAAAAGCCGGTCGACAATGCCGCCGGGAATGAGCGCCGTCAGCGCCACGTCGCTGCCAAGCCTTGCGAAAATCGCCTGCAGAAGCGGGTTTGCAGCGCTCACGGGTTTTCCTCCTCGCAGCGGCAGACGATGAAGCGGCCGGTCTCGTCCGGGTCCATCACCGTGCGGATCGCCAGAATGCGCCGGCCCTTGCGAAAGCGCATGCCAGCGGCAATGTCGCTGCGATGGGCCAGCCAGACGCGGTGGGTGATCGTCACGCCCTCAGCCGAGGCGCGTTCATGGGATGCATCCGATACGGGTTCGATTGCGGCCCAGAGCGAACGCAGGACATTCCAGCTTTCCGCAGCACCGCCCTGCCCGTCCGACGTTTGCACGCGCACTTCCAGCTCCAGCCGTGCCGTCAGCTTGCCGGGGTCGAGAAAAACAAGGTTCATGGCTTAAAGACCCACACGGCAGAAAGGCGACACCAGCCGCTCATAACCGGCAGGAACGCCCGCCGGCTGGTTTTCCAGAGTGACAGCGCCACGAAAGGCGAACATCTGGGCCACATGCATCAGCATGGCGCGTTTCAGCGTGTCGGGCACATCCGTTCCCGCCTCGCCGTAGCCGGCAATGAAGTCGATCTCGATGCCATTCATCGCCCGTCCGGGAGCCGACGGATCGCGCAGCCACAGCCTTGCGGGCCGCGCCTCGCCATCGAGCAATCTGTCGGCGGCGGTGATGTCGGTCGAGCGCCCTTGACCATCAAAAACCAGAATCGTTTCGATGGCTTGCACCGGTCCCTTGCCAATCGGAATCACGTCGCCTGGCGGCCATCCGTCGAGATAAAGCCGCCATGTCTGACGCAACAGGCAAAGGCCGGTCACGCGCTCCAGATGCTCGCGGGCGGTGCGGATCAGTGCGGCGAGAAGTGCATCTTCGTCGCCTGCGTCGAGACGCAGATGCGCCTTGACCTCGGCAAGCGTCAGCGGCTCCGCCTGCGGCGGATGAATGAGGGCATAGGTCATGGGGTCTCCGGAAAGGAATGCAGGTAATCACATATTGCGCGAGCGGGTGCGGCTTGTTTTTTCTCCCCGAGGGGGAGAAGGTCGCGGCAGCGGGATGAGGGGGCGAGGCCAAAGATATGCGGAGAGCTTACCCCCCTCATCTGACCCTTCGGGCCGTCTTCTCCCCGACGGGGAGAAGAAAAGGGCAGCAAAGTTTGCGGTCAGTTGACCCCGAACTTCACCAGCTTGATCGCCTCGAAGTTCTGCACGCCGCCGCCAACACGTTTGGTGGTGTAGAACAGCACATAGGGTTTTGCCGAATAGGGATCGCGCAGGATGCGCACGCCCGTGCGGTCGACGACGAGATAGCCGGCACGGAAATCCCCGAAGGCGATGGCGAAGCTGTTTGCCGCGACGTTCGGCATGTCTTCGGCTTCCATCACCGGAAAACCCATCAGCGAGGCGGGCTGGCCGGCGGCGGCGGGCGGATGCCAGAGATAAGCGCCGGTCGTGTCCTTGAAACGGCGCAGCGCCCCTTGCGTCTTGCGGTTCATCAGGAAGTTACCGTTCTGGCGATGGCCGGCCTTCAGCCCATAGACGGCATCCAGCAGCACATCCATCGGCCCGGCAGATGCAAAGCCCGCCGACACGCCGGTCGCGACATAACCGATATTGCCCCAGCTCCAGCTGTCATTGGCGACGGCCGTATAGGAGAGGAAACCCTTCGGCTTGTTGACGCCATCGCCGGCGATGAAGGCGGCGGCCTCCTGTTCGGCGAAGGCGATGTCCACTTCCGAAGCGATCCAGGCTTCGATATCGACCGCCGCATCATCCAGCAGGCCCTGGGTCGCGGCCGGCATGGCGTAGAGTTCCATGGTCGGGAAGGAAAGTTCGGAGAGCTTCGGCGTCGTGGTTTCGGGGCGAGCCGCCGTTTCGGAGACCCAGCCGGTGGCAAGCCCGCCGGGCGAAAACGGTTTTTTCAGCACGGCGGTGGAAACCTGCCGCACGGTCGCCAGCGCCCGGATCGGCGAAATCGCCGTCATGCGCCGGCCGATCTCGCCATCCGTCTCGCTCGGCAGCAGAAAACCGCCATCGGCGCCTGTCGAGCCGGCAAAGGCCTTGGCCTCCAGATCGCGCAGCGCCCCCTCCTCACCGCGGCGGATATAGGCCTCGAAGGCGGCCTTGTGTTCATCCGCGTCATGGGAGAGCGCTTCCTTGCGGCCGAGAGCGGGCCGCGCCTTCTTCAGTGCCAGATCGTCCATGATCCTGCGGTTGTCGTCCAGCGCCTTGTCGATGCGGTCGAGCTTGTCGCGGGTCACGACGTCAGCGCCCATCTTGCGCTCGATATCGGAAAGCCGCTGGTCGTTGGTGTCGCGGAAGGCTTCGAAGGCCTCCATGAATTCGTCGAAGGCGGCCGTCATCGTGTCGGGCACGGCCTTCACCTGCGGCGCGACCGTCGTTGCGGCCGGTTTGGTGGTCTGGTCAGTCATGTCGCCATCCTTGTGTCGGAGGTGGTTTGTCGGAAGTTTTTGTCGGAAGTCAGCGTTTGAAGGCGGTGTCGAAAAGCGAGCGCGCGGCGCGGCGCATGGTGCGCACCAGTTCAGTCTCGCGGTCGCGGAAGAAGCGGGCATGCTTGACGTCAGAGACCCGTGCAGACGGCAGCATCGGAAAGGTCACGACCGAGATTTCCCAGAGATCAGCCTCCAGAATGCGCCTGACGCCCGTGCGAGCCGCCTTGCCGGATCGCGCCTCCCCACTGGAACGCACGGTGCGAAAACCGATCGACAACCCGTCCAGCGCGCCCGTCTTCATCAGCGAATGCACCTCGCGGGAGCGGGCGACCCCGGGGGCGAGAACACCCTCGACGTAGAGCCCCCGCTCGTCCTCGCGAATGGTGCGCCATGCGCCGATCGGCTCGGCCGGATCATGCTGATAGAGCATGCGGATGCCGGCTGCGCCACGTTCCTCGATGGAGCGGTGGAAAGCGCCGCGTTCGATCACGTCGCGGCCAAGATCGACCTCGCCGAAGACGCTGGCGTAACCGGAAAACGTGCCGTCACTTGTAATGCCGCGCAGTTCCAGATTGGCGAATTTGCGCGTGGCGGGACGCGGCCCGCGATAGGCGTGCATGGGTAACTCCTGCAATGGGGAAAGGGAGGCGTGTGGAGGCTAAGCGCGGGGACGGGCGTTGTAACGGTCGGCCACGCGCACCAGGAGGCCAAGCCCCCACCAGGCCACCATGCTGGCGGCGGCCGAGCCCGCCACCATGATCTCGCGGCCCGAAAGCGCGCCGGCAATGTCAAGCTGCTGCACGATCCACAGCCCCACGGGGCCGCCGAAGATCATGCCGCAGGAGACCCCGGTGATGAAACGGCTCGCGGCTTCGCGTTTGCTTTTCGGCAGCAGATAGACGAGCGATACACCCGCGCCCGCCACGGCGCCGGTGATGCGGGCGGCCCAGATTCCGGCCTCATTGGCGAATTCAGACATGGGTAATCATTCCGGTTTAGGATGTTGCAATCGGGCAGACGCACCGCGTCGCCCGCAGGCGTTCTTTGCGCGTCTGCGACGGGTGATTTCACGAATCTTCAGAATCGCTTGGGCGGAAGTTCTCAGAAAGAGAGTCCGCGTCTTCAGAAAATGCTTGAGCAGGAAACCGGGGGGCGATCCCGCTGCGGCGCGATCAATAACCGACAGCTTCGCGCTTTTCCTCGTCGGAGAGAAACGACGCAGCGCCGATGCGCGTCCACAGCGCGTCCCGCTCGCCGGCAAGCCCGGCGATCCTGTCGAGATCCGGTTCCAGCCGCAGCCCGGCGCCGAAGGTCGGCGACAGCCAGCCGCAGAGCCTTGCCGCCGTGCGGTAAACAAGCGGCAGCACGGTGAGACGATAAAAGGCGCGGTTGGCCTCCTGGTAGTTGGCATAGGTGTTGTCGCCGGGAATGCCGATCAGCATCGGCGGCACGCCGAGAGCGAGCGCTATATCCCGCGCCGCACCGTTGCGCGCCTCCAGAAAGTCCATGTCGCGCGGCGAAAGCCCCATGGCCTTCCAGTCGAGCCCGCCTTCCAGAAGAAGCGGCCGGCCAGCATTCATCGCGCCCTGATAACCTTCCTCCAGTTCGCGCTTCAGCCGTTCATATTGCTCGGTGGAAAGATTGCCGCCCTCCTTCGGCTGGTAGACCAGCGCGCCGGAAGGCCGGGCGGAATTGTCGAGCAGGCGTTTGTTCCAATGGCTTGCGGCATTGTGCAGATCAAGTGCTGCGCCCGCCGAAGCAAGTGGCGCAAAACCCGCCCGGTCGTCGAGCGGATGGAAAAGCTTCAGGTGCAGCAGGCCCAGCCCATCCCGTTCGGCTGAGATGCGCCTGATGGCGCGGCCCTCGGCACGGTAGTCGTAACCCACCGGCCAGCCGTCTGACCCCTCGATGATGCTGACCCGGTCGGGCCTGAGAAGATGCAGTTCACGCAGGCGGTCGCCGATCAGCAGCGGCTCGATATAGGCGTTTCCGGCAAGCATCAGGTGGCCATAAAGCGCCTCGAAGAAATCCGGCCCGCCCATGTGGGCGCTCGGCTTGGCCAGAAGCGCCAGCAGCGGATGATCGGTTATCTCCTCATCGCCATCGTAAAGCAGCCAGCTGACCGACGCGGACGCTTCCGCCACCATGCGGGCGGCGCGGTGCGCCACCGGGTTTTTCATGAAGCCCTCGCGGGCAAGTGCGGCATAGGAACGGCCCGACCAGAAGGCCTGTCCGCCCTGTGCCGCCACCGCCATGAAACCGCCCGTCGCCGTCTTGCGTTCAGGCACGGCTCTGCCATCCGCCGGGCGCCGCCACGGCAGGGAAAACGGAAATCGCAT